CGTTAATGTAGTAAAACCCACAGACGGATCAAACTGAAGTTTGAGACGTCCAGAATGGAAAGGACTAGCGACCACTTCAACACGAAAGGTCACAGAGCCTCTCCAGTAGGCAAAAGATGACGCCAAGTAGCCGGCAGGAGTATTAGTAGCATACTCATATGTTCTAGTAGAAACAACTGCAGCGCTTGGCGCACGATTAATTTGATGCGGACTTACTAAAGCTGAGAAAATTAACTCAGCGTGAGACGCATCTTGTCCACCCTCAACGAACCACATGGATTGACCAATATATTGCTCTCTGGTAGCCAAAGATGTAAAACACATTTCATCTTTAGGCATAACACCACAAACTCGTGGGTCGACGACAGTTTCCTGTTTTGGATCCAAAGTGAGCTTAATAGATGTATCAATACCAGAGGTAGTCGCCATCCGTCCGTGTGTGTTTGATTTAACCAACATATTGCCTCGGTCATCCGTAGGCGTTGAAAAACCAAACAATCTGGCAATGTGCGCAACAGTTCCGGCTCCGATTTCAGTTGCCTTAGCAAATTCTCCTATAACTGGAACCTTCTTCAATTTTCCAGCTACACTTGAGACTGTAGAAGCAACTGATGAGACTGGTCCAGGATATTCGTCGTCATCTCCTGATTTCTTAGAAAATTTCATTTCTCCAGAACCAAATGAGGAGTAAGAAGACGTTGGAACGATCTCTGTTGGCATTACCAAGTTGAGTTTATCAGCCCACGCGAAAACTGTTACTTTGGCGGAGGCATCAGCTTCAGCTTTGGCAGTTCTAAGAGCATTCATAGGAATAAAGAAAAGTTTGCCGAGAGATTCCTTTGCGACATTTTCATTACCATTTAAATTAATATAATTCAAATGCCAAATGAAAGGCAAAACCATTTCGGCAACATTATTTACCCCTGGATGCATATAAACGTGTGGATATGTGGACAAATATTGAAGTAGAGACTGGCGAGCACTAGCTGCATCACCTAATCCTCCAGGAAGAGCCTTAAAAGTCTTGTAGATCTCTCGGAAAATTTGATTATTTCCGCTATCAACTCCACCAGCCGTAGAAGTGTCTCCATAAGGCACATATACGACCATAAGCTTTCCATACTGGAATCTACTTCCATTAATAACAATTCGCAAACGAAGATCAAAATTAGCATAAGCGTAATTAGAAATCTTATCAACAACACGAGCATTAGACTGCCATAACACCCAAGGATCGATGCCTTCACAAAAGTCGGCATATTCCCGGTTGGCAACATTCCAAGTCTGTTGATGAATGCGAACAGGACGCTTAAGAAAATCTCCCAAAGGCACATTATCTGTGTTGGAAGAATCAAAAGTTTCATCTCTATCACCAGAAGGGTTCATTGTGTACAATTCATTTTTCTGGTGGAAAGAGGTCGTCTGCTGTTGCAGACTACTGTCGAGCGATGTGGAAATATTTATATTGTCAGCCCCCACTTGCTCATCGGCTGATTTATCTGTAGTATCGGCAGTACGGTAATACAAAAAGACGAGACTGCACCAGGTCTCAGGGATAAATCCCTTGTCTTCAGGACATTCGGGATACTGGGCCAATTAGATCTCATCAATCTCCGGCGCCCTAGGATCATACTGGCTAAACAGCCACTCCGGTTCTCACACAATAGCTTCTCTTGAGGTAGACTATTCCGAATGTTTCACATCTTCTCTAGTGTTCAAATTGTGCGGCTGATGAGGTCCCATCACAGCTTAGGGGTGTCGCTCCTTCCACAAAAGGTATATTTTCCTCGGGTAACCAAGGAGTAACTTCTGAGGAGGATTGCTCTCTCAAAATAGCATCATAATCGGCATTCAGGTCAGGAAAATGAATTTTTAAAATATTTACAACTTCATAAAATTCCTCACGAGAATATTGTGCCAACTCTGATACCGCTTGGTTGAGAGCTTGGGATTGTTGAACTTCCATCGAGACTGCTTTACTCTTGACACAAATAGTAAGCATCTTCCCAATGGACTGTCGTTCTAACGGAGCTTTCCAAATATTATATTCAGGATCGAAAACCCACTTTCTTTTAAAAATAGTGGCATTTTCTATAGGCTCATAAAGATAATCACGATCAGATTTGTCCGCAGGTGTATATTTTAGACCAATACTAGCAAAATATTGCTGGATAGTCTTGAAATTAAACCTGTCGCAAACGTCATCTGATACTGTATAAGTATTGTCATCTCCACCAGCCATAAATACACAGTTGTCATCAAAAGACTCCATGCATTCAAACTCAGTAGGATATAAACTAGACTCAATATCTAAATAAGCAAGTCTTATGTACAAAGAAT